CGGCTTCCATTAAGGCTTTCGCCTCTTTGAAAGTTTTTGGTTTCTTAGACGGTGCGGTCGGAACCCCACCCCCAGACGCCATGTCCTGACCCTTTTTCTGAGCCGCTTTCTGACTTTGGATTTGGGCACGGCTCTTCTCGAGGTAGCGTTTTTCTCTGGCGTCGTGATCCGACTTAAAGACTTTTTCGAGAATCTCTTTGGCCGCCTCTTTCGAGACCGGCTTTCCGGTAGTCTCTTCTTTAAGCCGCATTAGCTCGCCTGCTTCGTAGGTGACGACTCTTTGGTCGGCCTCAGGGTATTTCTTTTCGAATTCCTGATACCAACTATCGAGCGTCGCACTATCCTGCGCTAACTTTGCTTCATTCACCCGCTCTTCAACGGATCTCTGAAACTCCATTAGTTGGTCGAGTTTTGCCTGAACGTCAGGATCTAAAGCTGCCTTAGAAGGGGCATTCTCTTGGGTTGAGCCTTGAGGTGCCGCCGTTCCCTCTTGTCGAAGCCGGGAAATCACCTTCTCTGCCACTTTGACGTAGCGAGGCGGGTAGATTTTCTTTAGCTCCGACATTAGCGCGGGGTTTTCCACTACGGCGTCTAAGTCAGCTTCGAAGTTGGTCGCAAACTTGCGCTCTTCGTTGGCTAACTGGACTTTCCGAGTGTAGTCCTCGTGCCTGAGTTGGGATTCGTAGAGCTCTTTCGTGCTCCACTCTTTCCCCTTGAAGCGGACACGCTCATGCTTATCGAGATCGAACAGATCGGGCTTCGCAGCAACTGGCGTTGCCGGCTTATCGACTTCCGTCCCGGGCTTATCTGGCGTTTCCTGATTTCCTTCCGGCGCATTATCCGTCGCGCTACTGGCGTCGCTTACTTCGGGTGCGCTTTCAGAAGAATTCGTTTCAAACTTGTCCGGTAACTCAACACCTAGAAACGGTGTTCCCCCCATGGATCCCCACTATTTTTTCATGTGGCGGGCGAGAAGGGATGACTTACCTAATATTTTCGCGAGAAGGGCCAAATCCTGTTGCTCGTCGGGGTGTGCCGCAGCGGCGTCATCGCCCATAACCGGCATTCCCTCGAGCGCTTTGTCTTTTACATCCTCGGATTCGTTTGCCACTTCCGGCGCCATATCGGTCTCTTGACCTTCGTCGCTAGCCGGTTTGTGGTCCCCATGCATATGAGACTGTACATCGTTAGGCTGTCCCAACACAATCGAGATGTCGACTCCCTTACCCCGACGACGACGCATTGCCTCTCGCATACTCATTCTTTTATCCTCTCGCTACAGCCATATCCTCTGACGGCTGAGAATTTTTATCAAGACCCTGTCCACTATCTTGCAATGGCTCGGCACCCGCTTGGGCAGCCTGTTCCGCCTGATTCACCACGCCATCTAAATTCATGGGCGCTTTGGGCGGCATGGCCACTTGAGGATTCATAATCCTCGTCTGCCATTCCAAATGCGCATTCATGACGGCGAGCAACACTTCTTTTTTATCTACGTCTAGATCGTCATATTTTTCGGATTTTCGATACTCGTTCAACTCTTGAATAAAGAGAACATGGTTATCGAATTCCGAAACAGGCGGAGACAGTTCTTTCTGCGGCGGCTGGCCTGGCACCATGGGCGGTTGTTCCACCAAAGTAACGACGCCCGACTCAATATCTTTGATGCACTTTTTAATTTGCTGCATGTCGGAGGAATAGCTTTTCCACATGCCGGTATTGTCACCGTACTCCATTAGCTGCATGACTTTCATGCGCACAGCCGGATCCATCGGATTGCCCATGAGCCCTTGCTGATAGGTGTTCATGATTTCCTGACGGCGCAGGCTCTTGGAAGTGGGCACAGTCGACCCACGGATGACGAGACACGCGGTGTTTCCCTTGAGATCTTCGCCCGTGTAGTACTTGACCGAGTAATTGCCCTGGTCATCGCGCTTTCTTAAGCTGCGTCTAGTCTTGTAAAACTTCTCGCAATATTTGAGCGCCAAGGTTCCGACCCTGGCAAACGCATGCTCATGCTGCTCGGCCTCAATGCCGATGCGGGTTTCGTCTTGCTCTAAGATTAATTGCATGCCGATGGCAGGCATACTGGGCTGGACGATGCCCCTCGCAATCTCAGAAAGGCCGTAGATGCTCGCAATGCCGTTTTTGAGTTGGGTCGTCTCTTCGTACGCGTACTGAGGAATCGTCGGGATATCCATCGCGTGGGGCTCTTTCGCGTTCGGCACCACATCGTACTCCACCACCTCCCCGTTCCGGTCGTTCAGCGATTCCTTCATGAGACCGTGCATCCGGGCTGCGATGTATTTGCCCGCTAGCATCTTGTTCACCCACTCCGCTCTGCGGGTCAGGGTCTTGTTGTACTGGTCCTGTAAGGGTCTCGCGTGTGTCGTGCAGCATTCGGAGTAGTATTTACCGCCCACCACGATGTCATCGAATTTAGCGAAGGGATACATGCCAACGGGTAACTCGTCGTCTTTGAGCAATACGCCGTTCGCCGTAATCACATGGCGGCCGTTCGGGTGCTTAAGCGAAGGTCTTTCGTAGTAGGATAGCTCCACTGCCGTATTTTTGCCTTCAGCGCCCAAATCCCCGCTCGAGCCCGGGCCAAACACGTTGACGCTATTGACCCTCGCTTCGTATTGGAGGCTTAAAAGCCAAGGCGATTCAGGCTTAACGAGCTCGCCCCGCTCATAATGCGACTTGAAATAATCAATCGAGCGAATCTTAGCGTGGACGACCCAAGCGCATTCGTCTTCGGTTAGCTCTTTCGCCAAGGGATCCGGGAACACTTCGAAAGCCGAGACCACGTCGACTCTGACTTCACCCTCGCGGCCCTGGAATTCCCCGGTCTCAGGGTCAGTCATCACGTTGCCGATAGTGGAGTCGAAGGAAACTTTTAAGTAGGCGTGCCCGCATTGCTGAAGCCACATGCCCATCGGAATGCGCTTGCGGTTAATTTCTTGGCGATGCCACAAATCCACCACGATATCGAGACTAAGTAGGGCCGCTTCCTTGTCCTCTTCGCTGGGCGAATTGGGAAGAGTATCAAAGCGAGGGGGCACCTTGCACATACGCGCCAGACGGTTCTGCGCCATGGGGAGTAGTACGTTTTCATGCACCCGATTTTTCGCGATGAAACCCGAAGCGCGCGCTAGGGGCTGATACTGACGGGTCTGGGTATCGTAGTAGATCGAATCAAAGCCCATGAGATAGGCGATGTTCGTCATCCAGATACCTTCGTGAGCAACGCGATTGGCGTTCGCTCTAGATTCTTCGACCTTCTTTCGGACAAAACCCGCTAGCTCTCTTTCGCCCTGCGGTTGGTCCTCGACGGTCTTCACCTCGACGGGGTTTCCCGTCACCTCGCCCATAAGGCGGTCTCTTACTTTGTCGAAAATCCCCATGTGGCGCTAGGGTATCTGAAAGCCTTGTAAAACGCGAAGGTCTTCCGGGATGTCCTGGGGCAATGGCTCTCTCTTTACGGGCTGCGGCGGGACCACTGTGGAATGGTAATCGCGATAATCCCGGCTCATTAGCTTGTTCAATAGCTTATGGACATGCCAGTTATGTAAGACATGCAGCGCGATAATGACTAAAAACTCCGCGATGCATAACGTGAGAAAGAATTTACTCGCTCCGTCCATTACTTCCTAAATCCCCCGAACACACGGTCTTCGAGCGACATCTTTTCGGCGCGCTTACTCTGTTCTCGCTTACCCTCTTCGTAGACCCGGACATTGTGATAGACGAAATAGTGCGTCTTATCGAAGCCTTCCATGTCTTTGCAGATATGCTCGATGATTTTGCGCGGGACTTCGATCTCAGGCTGCGCTTTCCCGTACTGGTATTCGCACTCCGCAATCTGCGCCAGAAACGCGTTGTGCTCTTCGCGGGTAATGCCCGCTTTCTCGACGGCATTATTCGCCGCTATTTCCTCGCTTAAAGCGGTTTTGGATGTACCACTTTTCGTAGTCGTACGAGTTTGGGCTTGGCTCATGAATTACTTTCCTCTCTTTCGGGTAGGTCGCTATCGCGTCAATGGAGGATAGGGCGTCTAATACATCGTCGTGTGCGCCTCTGGGGAATTCGTCTAATTCCCGAAGCAAGTCCTCCAACCCTTGGGTAAGAAGAATAGTCCCGTTTTCAAATCTCGGCACTAAAGAAAGTATCCGCATCTCTTTGGTGCGGTCCGTGCCTAAGTTTACGCCGGTGACCGCGATGTGCTTATTGCGCCGTTTCATCTCTTCGTGAGCGAAATGCACTATAGCTTTCTGAAATGCCACGTTTTCAATGCCAATCATCGAGGTCTTGTATTGCTCTTCGATTTTAAAAAGCGTGTTGATTAGTTCGGTCGGGTTCATGCGATAGCGCTTCGCATGCTTTACGTACCAGTTTTGGTCTTTGTCGGTCGCAACGACCACAATGCCCGTGTAGTCCGCCGTGTCTGCCTCACTGATCGCAGGGTCAATGAAAGCAAAGTGGAGTAAGGGCTCAGGCAGCGTGTGCCAAAAGCGTTTCCAATGCTTTTTGAAGGTCTGCATCCCTTCCGGGATGACGTGATTCATGTACTGATTGGCAAAGAGATACGGCCCCATGGCGATGCGGGCCTTGCGTAAGAAGTCTTCAGTGAGGCGCTCAGGGAATAAAAGAGTGCCATCGTCTTTAATGGCAGATCGGTAAGAGACTTCCCAATCGGGATTG